ATTACTTTTCTCCCTTTTTGTTGAGCCAAACTTTTTCATTTCCTCTTCTTCAGCCTCGTTACTACGGCTAGGAATATTAGTAAGCTCTTCAAATTCTGTCTCGTCATTGTCCATGAAACCACCGTACTCATCGGTGTATTCCTCACCGTCTTTTTCCATCTGCTCAATGATCATCTGTTTAGTAGCACCCATTATGCTTTCCTCTTAATTTCTGCTGCTGATGAAACAAACGCCCCGAACATGTCCAGATCGATGTGCTTACCTGCTGTTACCCGCTCTTTTACAAAAGCCTTGAGTGTTGAAGCGTGGATGTGTGTTTTGGTCCGCGGATCAAAACCCTTTTCCTGCAACTGCCCAACAAGATTGCCGGCAACGTTGTCTTCGCCCTTACCAAACGTCACAACGACATCGTTCTTGATGATATCGTCCAGACCGTTTTCTCTGAGCCAATTAAATGCTTCTTCTTTGCGCGGAACAGGAATAGATGCGTGTACTACAGGCTTACAAGCAACCGAGGCGCCCTCAACTTCTATCTTTTCCACACCCATTTCATCCATTAAACTAGGAATGCGGTCGTGAGTGATACGCTTGCGCTGTTCCTTCAGGGTTTTAAGGTGTTCTTCCCAATTATTGATCTCTTTATCAAGTTGGGTGACCTGTTTCACCATTTCCGATAGGTTTTTGCCTACCTCTGCATCAACACCGGCCAACGCTTGGCTCGTGTCAAACATGTCATCAAATATGTCTTCCATTAAAGTACATCCTCTTCAGGGTTAAGTTGACACAACCATTTTTGTGCCGTATTTTGGAGTATATGGGAGGAACGTTATGACAGTCAACTATAAATTCAAAACAAAACCGTATGACCACCAACGAACCGCATTGAATGCTGCTGGACAGAAAGATTTCTTTGGGTTCTTTATGGAAATGGGCACCGGCAAATCTAAAGTTCTCATTGATAACATGGGACAGTTGTTCTTGGAAGGTAAGATCAACTTCGCCTTGGTGATAGCACCAAAGGGCGGGTATCGAAACTGGGTAGCCAAGGAAATACCTCAACACATGTCGGATGACGTACCGCTGCGAATGATTCGTTGGGTAGCATCGCCAAACAAGAAACAGACAGAAGAAATACGATCAATACAAAAAGGTTTTGCTGGGCTCACCGTGTTTGTCATGAACGTGGAGGCTTTTTCCTCAACGAAGGGGCAGCGTGTAGGAAAGTGGATGTCAAAACATCTAGGCAAGCACGGTCTGATTGCCATTGATGAAAGCACCACCATCAAAAACCCCAAGGCCAAAAGAACCAAAGCACTCATGGATATATCTGATGGGTTCTCATACAAAAGATTACTGACCGGCTCACCGATCACCAAGTCTCCCCTCGATATCTACTCGCAAGCAGAGTTTCTGCAACGGGGTATGCTGGGTGATTCGTATTGGGCGTTCCAAGGCCGGTATGCGATAACCAGACAACAGAAGATGGGCGCCAGATCGTTTACTCAGATCGTAGGTTATCGATATCTGGATGAACTAACAGAACGAATTAGTTCCTTCAGCTACCGTGTTCTTAAAAAAGAATGCCTAGACCTGCCAGACAAGACATACACCGTCAGGTATGTACAACTGACGCCAGAACAAACCAAAATGTACAACGATATCTCTCGGCAGGCCATGGTTCTGCTAAACAATGGTGAATTGGTCAGCGCACCCGCAGTAATTACACAACTTTTGCGCCTACAACAGATCCTGTCAGGCCATATTAAGACAGATGAGGGAGACATCGAGTACTTTCCAACCAAAAGAACAGACGCACTCAAAGAAATAATGTCAGAACACGATGGCAAAGCAATTGTCTGGTCGCGGTTCCGTCATGACATCAAGTCCATTGTTGCAATGCTGAACAAAGAGTTTGGACCTGGCTCCGCAGCTGCATACTTTGGAGACACTCCGGACGATGAGCGTCTGGCTATCGTGCAGAACTTTCAAGACCCCAACCACCCACTGAAATACTTTGTGGGCAACCCAGCTACCGCTGGTTACGGCCTGACTTTGACCGAGGCCAACCTTGTGGTATACTATGCCAATGACTTCAACTTGGAAACACGGATCCAAAGTGAAGACCGGGCTCACCGCATCGGGCAGAAAAACCCCGTGACCTATATTGATCTGATCTCAGAAGGCACAATAGACGAACGTATCGTTGAGTCCCTCAGAAACAAGATCAACATAGGCGCATTAGTATTAGGAGAGAAAGCAAGAGAATGGCTAAAACTTACTTAGAACTACAGGCAAAAGAAGTAGCGAAAGAAATGGTAGATGCCATGGTTGAAACCATGGTGGATAAGAAACGCCAACTGCGAACAATCGATAGTGGAGCCCAAGTTATATCCAAGCAAACAGGGTTGGACCTAGATGTATCAAAGGCGTTGCTTAAATCTATGAACGGCAACAACGTTACCCAGATCAGAGGCTACTCAAAAGAACCAGAGCATTTAAGAAAGTCCAAGATTGGCAAGTCCAATGAACCAAGAAAGTAAAATTGTAGAGTTCCCCAAGCTGTCGGAAATCGACCGGCAGTTTGAGGAACTTGAACGTCAACGAGAACTTATATTGAAGCAGAAGGAAGAGATAGAATGGAGAAATGGTGGGAAGACTTAACGCTAATGCGGAGATTGTTTAGGTATCTACCAGATTCTGGAATGATCTACTGCAAAGAACGGTTGCCAGAAGACTTCTACCCTACGGGCAAAGGCAGTTCTTTCGTTAGTGCCGAGGGCGCAGCGAACAAATACAATCTTGAACGTCTAGGAGAGTTAGCATTTAATTGCAGAGTTAAGACCAAACGATCTACATGCTACTACCTAAACGGATCGTCTTCATATAAAGGAAAACAGAAAAAAATGTTCGCGCACCAAGTGGCGTTCTTTCTGCACCATGGATACTATCCGCAATGGCCCAACTCAATCGACCACATCAATCGGGATGGGTGCGACAACAGAATAATAAATCTGCGAGAAGTTACAGCAAGACAACAATCTGCAAACACGGGCATGAGCAAGGCTAATACTTCTGGGGTAAAAGGCGTCAGCTTTCTAAAAGACAAAGGAAAGTGGAGAGCCTCGATGAATGTTGATGGAAAGAAAACAAACCTTGGAACCTTTGCCACAATCCAAGAAGCAACCGCCGCTCGTAAGGCCGCAGAAAAAGTTATTGACCCCTAAGATTTACCCTGCCGTAGTGATAGCTGCGGCAGGATTTTTTTATTGAAACAGCGAGGCTGTCTTGTCGCGGAACTTCTCAAGGAAATCCCGCAACTCTTTGTTCTCTGCTTGCAGCCTTTTTATTTCAGAGTTAGCAGCCACTAACTCTGCAATTAATCGACTGTATTCATCCCTGTTGATCATAAGACATCAGCTTATAAGTTAGTCTACGTGCTTGACTTGTAAGTCCTTTAACCTTTTCATCTTGGTGCAAGGTTCCATGGGCGTATAAGTCATCAAGATGCCCCATAATTTGATCACCCATTAGATCTATGCGTGTACGCAGATGCATATTATCTTCTATTATCTTTTTGTACTCTTCACCTTTAACGTTCATGGTTCTCTCCTACTTAGATACAAAGTATACTTCTACCTTGGACACCAACTCACGTTGCCGGTGCAGCGATGCGCGTATGTCAGGTAAATGCAGATCAGTAGCGTCAAAAATCTCACGCATGGTCAAGGGTTTTCCTGCCTCTTCCAAAACATCAAAGATCTTTACGTCTATATCATCCTCATGGTCATTAACTTCTGGCTCTGGCTTTGGAGTTGGCTGCAATTCATCCGCCGTTTCCGCCTGAACATTAACCACGCGCCATGGAATCTGTTCCCGCTTGTCAGAAAAGTTAGGCAAAACCTGCGCGTGAACCGCAGTGCCAGGGCTGAGTTCCATCTTGTCTACAATGCGAGAGTTAATAAACACCCCCTCGCCATTAGCCAGTACCCCAAAGGCACTGCCCGAGTAGGTCAACTCTTCAACCAATACCCGCTTGGTATCTACTATCATATTCTATATCCTTCTTGTCTTAGATTACTTACAAACTGTTTTAATTCTAGTCGGGCCTGATACAATCTGTTCTTCGCATCAGCCCCAGCACCTGTCTTATACGCTTCGGGCTCAAGAGTATCTACCATGCGCCGCAAATGTTTTAATTCTGCTTCTTGTGCCGGTGTCATCCCGTACATTCTCCATCATCTTCTTGGCAAAGGGCGCCCACCTCTTCATTAAAGATCCAATCGCCCTGCCGTTTTACAAAGTTACCAACATCGTCATAACTTCTGCGCTTGTGAAATGTCCCCCCTATCTTCTTTTCCATTGCCGACCACCACTCCATACGATCCGGATGCTCTCGCCACATCATTGCCAAAGTAGCCTCGCTCTTCAAGAAACAACCATCACAGTTGCCCTTCGCCGTAACACCATTCGGACCAAACAATCTCAAATCAAAAGGCTGTTGCTTCCAGAAATCCATGACCGTAGCCTTGGTTGCTCCCGCATCCGCCAACGGATACCAAAAGGTCCACCGATCTTTGCTGTCCCCACGATTAATTCTGCGGGGCTCGTCAGCACGAATGCCAATACCAGAGTTCCAATGCTTCCATTTTTGCGACACCAGGTAACGCTTGATCGTCCGTACCTTTAACTCTGCCGTGCAAAATCTAGCCACTGCGTTGGGCAAATAAGGTTTGTATAACAGTGTCTCGAACGGCTCACCGTTTCGCGCAGCGGAGTTGTGGCTCACCTCTTTAAACGTAACCTTGTTATCAATCCGGTCGTACTCCAACCACTTAATCGGCACGTTCCACCGGTCACCACACTCATGCACAAAGTCTAATGTCTGAGGCATCTCGCGACCAGTGTTGGCAAAAACAACCTTGCACCGATCAGGCAACCCGCCGTTCTCTTCCAAGATCTTGTGAAGCATATACCCACTGGTCCTGCCCCCCGAAAAACTTATTAAAACATTGCCTTCGGGCAATAAATACTCTGGCATTATCTGCGTCCTTTGATATAATTTTTATGAGGGGCGGCTTATTCAACTGAAACCGTACCTGCGCTCAGTTTGATCGTTACAACTCCGATGTTCACCGCCGCCCCTCACCATCACTTAATGATATCTATACCATGTCTGAGCGCCGTGCGAATTACGCTCTTGCGTTGCATGTTTAAGGCAGCGGCAATCTCACCCGCGTTGCGCCCCTGCTTAGTCATGTCCATGATAATCTTAGAATTTAACTGCAATGGGCGCCCCTGCTTGGTAGCAAACCTGCCAATGCGCCCCTCAACAACCTCATTTTTAATGCCGTAATTCGGACCTCGATACCCATAAGGCTCTAGCATCCGCTTGTTCTCCGCAGCGGCAACATCCAATACTTTCTGTCTTCTTTCTGATGCATTCACAGTTTGTCTTCCCTCTCGTCAAAATGATGGGCCAACCTACGCAACTCAGTGGCTATGCCCTTGGTTATAACACCCGTAAACAATGGCCGGCGGTCCTTAGCCAAGACCGCCTCACCAGCTATCAATGCAAACGTGGTATCAGTTAATTCAAAGGTCAGATGAGCGACCTTGAAATGTTGTCGCGGCGCCCCTGGATGCCGCGACTTTGCCTTAACGCTATGCGTACTCATCTTCAGGCTCCACTTCGCCAGAACCATCACAATTCTCACAAGCAACCCAGTATCCCACCGGCTCAAAGATCCCGCCAAAACACTCAAACTTTTCGCGCTCGACCTGACCTTTGTATCCGGTGTGACTGCACTCCGGACACTCAATCATGCGGATCACCAATCCTTTGACCCGTGTCCTTGTAATAGTTTTCCGCTAACTCAGAATAAAACTGAGACAACGCTATGCACATAGAGTCATTATCCTCCATGTCCAAAACCTCATGCAACCGTTGATGCACGTACTTAGTAGCAACGGTGCTTGCGCCCCAAGTGTAATCAAGCATCAAAAATCTCCCCGATAATAAACCGATCTGTTCCACCCATCGAACTCAATCCAATCAGCCGCTAAATCAAACTTCTTAGCGTACTCCTCCCTTTCTGTATGGTGACGATACCGAGGGTCTGCGTCCTCCGTTAAATCATCGCGGATCTTAGCCGCAATCTCCCGCAAATTATCAGAAGATAAATACACCTTCATAGGGTTTTCGTTGTACTGATCAGGGCTTGCATAGCTCTGGTTAATTAACTCATGCAAATCCCAATGCTTGCGCCAGTACTGGATCTCCAACCGGACCGAGGCAATAGGCCAACAAACCTCAGAAGGACGCAACCCTGCGTCCCCCGTCTTTACGTGACCGACCGCTTCCGTTGGCCGGTCAACAGCCTCATACTTTTCCTTCACAACACTCGTTGTAGTGTTGTTCCGCTCCGCAATTAAATATGCATCTAATCCCATTACTTCTCTCCTTGCTGCTTACAAAATGCTTTCAATCCACCCGCAGCGGTCCACTCAGCCGGCGGCATGTTGTCCCTAACGCCCCATGTCTCATCATCAAAGAGATCGTCAGTCTCCCGTGCAATGCGAACCAATGCCGACTTGGTCGGATGGGAATAATCATACGGACAATCCCGAACCGCTAGCCATGCCGCGTCATTAAGTGCCTTCATCCGGTCTTTATATTCTTTCATTCTCTCTCTCCATAAAACTACTGATTAATCCTTGCGCGACTTCCGAGACAATCGCGTTCCCGTAGGCGCGGCATCGTCCCACGCGACCGGCAATCCCATTAGCCAGCGGGAATGTGCTGGGTTCAACTGGCCTCCACTTTCCATCCCTGCAATAGAGCCAGTCTGCATCTCGCCAGACACCGTTAGTCTTTGCGCCTGAACCAAGGCTTGAGCCGTGTCCGCCAAGTTCTGACCTGCGTTCCTCGTTTCCAATCTCTTGCGACTGTACTCTTGAGGATTTGACACTCGGCTCATATTGTCGTCCGCTACTTGAGGAGTGGGCCAGCCCGACATCTTCGACAGTTGCGTCAAACTCGATCCGGACATCCCCGCCGTAATTCCCGTGCCGCCCCGCGTCCCGTCCGATGCCGCCGGCGTTGTCCATCCCGCCAATCTCGCCGCGTCCGCTGGGTTCAACCCCGCATTCATTCCCCGCCGAACCTTCGCGTCCGGTTCCTCGCCCCGACCGTTGTTGGTCGCATTCGGAGTGGGCCATCCCGTCAACTGTGCCGCCACATCCAATGTGTCCGTGCTGATCTTGCCGTTCCGAATGCGTCCACCCTGATACCCGCCCTTGTGATCCCGAGTGGTCGGAGTGGGCCACGAACCACAATCGTTGCCTGATGTGCGGCGCACCGAAGCCCGAAGCGCACAAATCGAACGGTGCAAAGGCGTAGCCCTCTCCTTCCATGTCAGCTTGTACAAGGTCGATCCAACCAAGGCCGTCTTTACTCGCAACCTGTTCTCCAAAGACCGTTGCAGGTCGGCACTCGCGGATGAGGTGGAACCAGTCTGGGAATAAGTGCCGCTTGTCAGCAATCCCCTCTCTCTTGCCAGCCCCGCTGAAAGGCTGGCACGGACAGGATCCCGTCCAGACCGGCCGGTCATCGTCCCATCCCGCACCCCTGAGTGCGTGGCTCCAGACGCCAATTCCTGCGAAGAAGTGGCACTGAGTAAATTCAAAAAGTTCCTCTGGTCTGACATCACTAATACTCCTCTCGTCCACTACACCATCCGCAATTAACCCCGCACCAATTAAGTTGCGGAGCCAATCAGCGGCAAACGGATCTATCTCATTGTAATACGCACTCATGAAAACAAAGCCTTCAATTTCTTGGCGGCTTGCAACCTCTTGCAAATGTCATCCCACTCAGCATCATCGCATGGCACATCATCCGACTGAATGCCCTCCTGATGCTCAATCATGTGATCAAGAGCAACTTGCAAAACGTTGTACTCAGCAGCCGAAATTGTAGCCTTCACCAACAGGCGAAGGTTACGATCTACATTGTTCTCAGACAAATATTGCTCACCAACAATGTTGTTCGCCAACAAAACAGACTCAACCTCTTCACAGTAATCGTTGAACCGATCTTGCGCGGCTTCTGTGTAACGCTCATCGCCGTTCGCATCAGTCACCAACAAAATCTCATCACCGTTGTTCGCTTCCAACATCAGCCCTGCTAACTCAGAGTACAACTCAACGTATTGATCCGGTCTAATAATCGCCATCTTCCATAGCCTCCCATAATTTAATGTATGCATTCAAGAAATTGCGCTGATGAATAAGCAGGGTGGACGAATCTTCCAAAGCCAAATCCATGGCATCGCCAACATAATCAGCGTAGCCATTCTCATTAATCCACCGCTCGTATACAGCAACCAACAAAGAACGAACCCCCGCAGTATTGCGAGGATCCGTAGGTGTGAAATCAAACCGTGGCATCAGTTCGCCCTCCAAATAGCAAGAGCATCAGCCTCGGACATGTCATTTAATATGCGCCGCTTCTCAGAACCAAACACGGTCCACGAACCGTCAGTCTCACGGGGATGGTACTTGGTCTGGTAAATGCCGTCCTGCCCCTCAATCTGAAACAAAACATGAGACTTCAACTTGCGCTTCATATCACGCCGCGCCAAAAATGCCTCAACCTCCATGTTGCACCACAACTCCAAGTCCATGGGCAAACCCTCAGCAAACAATTCACACGGCTCAAGATTAGGCATCGCATTACAATGTGCCTCAACCTCTTTTAACCGCCGGTAAAAAGGCATCGCACCCTCAGTGCTATCTAACTTGAATTTAGAGTGGGGGCGAACGTCAGTGCAACCGCCATGACCCTGATTGCTAACCTCAGCAAAGACCTTGCCATCTACCCAAAGATTGGCAGTGAAACACAATGTCTCCTCAGACATCCACTCAGTGTACTTAATAGATTTCAATTCCAAATTCATGACAAGCACTCCAAATCAAAACGGTTGCGGACGTTCTCTAAATTCCTCTGCATAACCTCAGAGTGATTGACCTCAGATAACGTGTCATCTTCCACACCATAACGAACGTCACAATCCCACTCGTCATGAGCATCTTGTAAAGCAGCAAACAAAGACAATTGCTCACGGGTCAATGCTTTCAAACCCAAAGACCGCGCAACAACATCACGAACCAAATCACCACGGTTGCCATCAGCAATGCCAATGCTCTCAATCTCCGGAGTGTAATGCTCATCAGTAATGAACACACCAACAGCACACATGCCGCCCTTACCATCACGATAAACACAAGAACGGTTCCGCATACACGGACCAGACATCGCGGATAAATGCTCCGATGCCTTGTTAAAAATATCTTGGAGTTCCATCTTCTACCTTCCTCTCTACTACTAGTCGAAGCATCATGCCTCACGAATCAAGTTAGACGCACCACGGTCCGATGTCAAAATGTTTCTTGTGTTCGCACTATAGGGGGTAGCTGGAGATTTTGAAACTTTTTGAACTGAAAACTATTGGGATTTGGTGCGAACAACGCGAACAACATACTAAAGATGAAATATTATTAAGCCCGGACAAGGGGTTATAATAAACTACCTTGTTCGCACCATACTTTTGAGTAGTGCGAACAAGGTGCGAACAACGCGAACAACTTTACCAGTTGCCTCGTACTGCCCTCTCCTAGATTTTTCGGTCCAACCCGTCTCAATTCCTCTGGAGAAAACCCTATATGGAAACTTGCTGCATCGCGCAGCGACACCTATAATGCCTATAAACACTGAGGATTTTGCTATGGCATCGCTGAAAAAGAAGATCGAGAAAGCACACTCCAGAACGCTGACGCCCAGACAAATGACCTTCGCACGGCACATTGTGGAAGGCATCTACTCCAATGCTGAGAGTGCAAGAAAAGCCGGATACAAAACGTCCCTTGCACAAGAACACGCCTCTCGTTTGCTAAACGGTCGGGACTATCCCCATGTGCTAGAATACATACAAGAGATGCGCGATGAAAGAGAACGCCGGTATGGGGTGTCAACCATCGGACAACTGCAACGCCTACATCAGCTATCCGAGGGGGCTGAAGAGGCAGGTCAATTCTCTGCCGCTATCAATGCTGAAAAGATACGATCAGCACTTGGCGGTCTGACTGTAGACAGGCGGGAACAGACACACACCATCGACACCATGTCCCGTGATGAAATAGTCGGTCGGCTTGCTGATCTCCAAAAGAAATTCCCACAAGCATTTGTGATAGATGCTGAGTTCAAGGATGTGACAGATGTCAAAGGGACCAGAGGCGAACTTTTGGAACACGATAAGGCAGAACTTACCGTCGAAGGCATCAGCGACACGGATTGAGAACGTACATGGCGGGGGAGTTCCCGATGTGCATGTAATCTGGGATGGATTACCCTTCTGGATTGAATTGAAGACAACCAAAAGCAATGCAGTCAGCCTCCGATCTCATCAAGTTGCGTGGAATATGCAGTATTGGTCGCGAGGGGGCGCGTGTTTCTTCTTGGTCAAGAGCCTCTCTGACCGTTCATTGCATCTATTTGGGGGGGATCAAGGCCCATGCCTCATGGAAAAGGGGTTGAAATGCGGGGTTGGACATGTTTTCGGGGACGTTGGTGCCGTGTTCACGGCCCTGCGCCCCCGCTTGCTTAATCATTACGCAGGTGTCTGCGCCCCTGCGCCCTAGTTTCTGCGCCCCTGCGTCAGGGTTCGGGCTCCGCAGGTCTGCGCCCCCGATCGAGGTGGCCGGCCAACCGGTCTGCGCCCTGCGCCTTCGCTCTAATGTGTGTGTGTGAAAAAAATTTGGGCGGCGCCAGGGAAATCCCCAGCGCCGCCCCCGTTGTTACTGTCGATGAATGAGTAAGTCACATGCTCTTTCAAAGTTAAACTTAGGAGCGTGATCAAACACGCCCCCGATTGTTGCATTGTCTGGCATTGCGCTGACAATTTTGTCCGCAGCGATTTCGGCGGCATCAAAATCCTCCGCCTCAATTTCAAAGAACACGGTCGCTGTTGTTTCTACAGTAAACTTAGTCATTTTAAATCCCCCGCCCGTACAAAGTGCCAATCACCATAATAGCAGAATACATCATAGCGCCCTTGCTGTAGTGTCGCAGCGAATGGACTGCGCCCTTGATCCTTATAGATTACCTTGTTCATCTCTGTCTGGTAAGGATCATAGCAATCAGACCAGCAAATCCGCGCTTGTCTGGGCCCGACTATCAGACGCTGTAGGAATGCGCCGCTTCGCGCATCCATAATGGAGTGCATCAACTCTGCGTCCTCTGCTGTCTCAATGTCTTTAGGATCTAGATATATGTAAACGTTAAAGCCTCCGTCTGCGCTTATGTCGTTTGCCAAGGTGAAAATTGTATCCCCTGCCTCAATGGCAAGGGATGCGATGTCACAAGAGATCTCTGCGGTAATCATGAAGGGAATTTCTCTTGCATCATTTTGCCTACAAGTCTGGCTTGTTTCATGACATCCATTTTAGGATGCCTCATTTCAACAATGGTGCGACACTTGTTCCAGTATGTGTCCTGAGTCCAGAAGTCTGGCTTTGCGTTTACTTCCTTCTCTATCTGGTCTGCTAGATTTCGTGCTGCGTCATAGTCCATTTTGTTTTCCTCTCTACTAGTGCGGGGACACAATGCCCCCGCGTTGATTGTGCCACTAGTGCTGTACAATGGCAATTGATTTCGGTGAATTGGTGCTATTGCCCCCGCATAATTTACAGGCATTGCATTGCACCCGCCGGCCGGCCTCTTTACTTGCGGGACAAAGGATCTCTTTGCCTTTTACGATATCGCCTAGGTCTGTAATGACTCGGAACGTCCGCCGGCCGTTGTTCCAATGCGCGACCGCTTGCGCTTTTGTGTCTGCGCTTTGCATTGCAATATCTGGACGAAAGCCAGATTGATGCGTGTAAGCCAGATGAGTCGCGCAACTGGTCAAGAGTTGATCCCATACCCAAGAAGGAATTGCTGCAGGATCCCCATATGTGCCAAGCCTAACAACACGGCCGGCCCCTAGTGTCATGCGGTCCCCCCTATTGTCTGCCATGGGATAAGTACCACGTAAGAATGATTTATATACTATGGTCGGGCCTTGCCCGAGATTAACATAACAGTCACGCTTGACCGCTTGTTTGCGCTTAGGGTCCTCGGTCGGTGTCCCCCTGAATTTACAGTCACCACAGATAGAGAAGTCTGCGCCTGTCTTGCTTGCGTCTAATGGGGAGATATCGGACCGGATTATATAGGTCTGTAAAACCTTCCCTGTCTTAGTGTTGCGGTCGCTATAAGTTGCAATGGCAACAACAGGTTTACCATCCAAGAGGCTTTGCCCTTTGTATATGATACCGGATTTCATGAGTCGGATTCCTTTCCTATTTCTGGTTAACGTAGGTTTAGTCTATAGTATCGGTCGCGCAGCGGCAACATATTTGTAGGTCTGTATAGTCAAAAATACATCGAGCCCCGCGACTCCAGGGGCGCAGGTCTGCGCCCCCGCTAGCCGGCCGGCCGGCCGATATGTCTGCGCCCCCGCTAGCCGGTATATATCTATAGATGTCTGCGCCCCCGCTAGCCGGTCGGTCGCTTGCATATCCTGCGCCCCCGCTAGCCGGTCGATCTCTATCATGTTCTGCGCCCTGCGCCCTGCGCGTTCGCGGTGGCCGGCCGGCCGAGACCTGCGGATCACCGGCATGAGTTGGGCGCCCAACGCGGCACAAAAAAAAGGGCGCCGGTGTGGCGCCCTTGGTTCTATTCCATCCATTCGTCTGGATGTGGTGACATGATATGATTTACTCTAGCACGGTCGGCCGCGTATTGATCCACTACCGGATTAGTACATGTGCCGGTCGTGGGATACATCATAATCCCGCATCCGAACTTAGTGAATTTGTAAGCGGCATCGCGATAGTTCGTTGCGTTACCCTCGCTTACTACATCGTGTAGCGTGTCCATCTCCCATGGTTCGCCACAATGTCCGCAATAAATATCTGGCATGGTTCTCTCTCTCTTTCTTTGGTTAACGTATGGTCAGCCTACACAACATAGGCTGACCGGTCTAGGTTAAGATACCGGTATTGTTACCGGTATGTTCCAAATGTGAACGACGGCATTGCCGTTCTTATCAACGTTACCCTGCCAGTGTTCTATGGCAAGGTCGCGCTTCAATCTTTCAAGCAACAAAGATTGGTACAAGGTCATGCGTCGACCTTATCGACGGCCGCTTCAATCTTGGCATTGACCGGATTGTCAGCATAGGATCCTGTGAAATCAGACTCCATGCGTTCCAAGCGTCGCTTCAATTTCTTTTTCACTTCGTCGTGCATGATAGTTGGTAGATGCATTGCATCAAGCCCTGCTATCAGCATCTGGACCTCAATATATTCTAACTTGATACGCATGGTTCTCTCTTTCTTTTCTGGGTTGGCCGCGATCCGGCCGGTGTCATATCAGGATTGATATGTTACGGCACCCTATTGCTAGGGTGCCGGCCATATCTTGCCTTACTTCCAAACAAACGGCGCAACCCGCTCAGATGTTTTGACCGTTCCAATTAACCATCTTCTTATCGCTTTGATCTGAGGCTTTTGAAATCCTTCCGGTCCTGCACTAGTATACTCGCCATCCTTGTCAGGGTATACACCCGCTTTGACCGCGTCTGATAATGATGGCATTTTACTTATCACGGTCACGTTTGACTCAGATGTCTTATTCCACCGGTGTGCGTAACCGGCTTCGATTGCCGCCTTCTCAGTCTTCTTGATCTCTTCGCCAATTGCCTTCGACAATGCGCGGCAAACATCTAGGCGGGATGCCATCAAGCTACGGTCATCAGCATCCTGATGAAATCCTTCGCGTGTCATGTCTTCGATTAGGTTAATAAGTGTCATGTCTTACCTCTTTTCTGATTAACTAGGTCCGCGTTTTGCTTTCCCTAGATGTAATCTAGGCGATGATTCGGGTGCTTGTCAACACAATAATCG